CACAGGCGGCTGAAATACTTGGAGTGTCTATCGGTTACGTTTCGCACATGAAAATGGGTAGGCGAAAAGTGTCATTCAAGCAAGCACAGAAAATAGAAAGCATTACATCTGGCCGCATATCTCGCAAAGACTTACGGCCTGACATCTATGGATAGCGCCTCTTTAACCCCCTTAACCGGGGGTTCTTTTTGGGCAAATTCAACGAACAGATCGAACTGATGAGGTGAATGATGGTCGGCAATGAGAAACGAACCAATGAGGTCAAGTCGAGATTCACCGACTCGGAATACCTGGCGTTGTCTAAGTTGGCTGCGCTTGATGATCGGACGATTGCGGATTATTTGCATCATGTGGCACTCATTCATCTTTATGGACACAGCCACAGATTAGGCATTGATATGCCAAGTTGCAACAAGACGGATAGGGGCGATTAGGGATGTCTAAGGGATACACCAAGGTTTATCACAGTTGGTTTGAATTGGGCCTGTCAATGGATGCTCTTGGTATCTTTGTGTACATGAGTAGTAAGCGTAAAGATTGGGTATTCCGCTCGGCAGAGATACGCAAAACGTTAGGGATTGGCAGTCTTAAATGGCGCTCTGCGACCAATGAATTGAAGCAAATTGGCCTGTATATCACCACCAAAACATCAAATGGAACAACGATAACGGTCGGAAAGCTAGAGGAATCAACCACTGGTCGGAAACCCACAAGTGCAAAACCCACAAGTGCAAAACCCACAAGTGGGAAACCGACGCCCTTAATAAGACTGAATATTAACAAGACTGATAGTAATAAGACTGATAGTAATATTACATCATTCGATGATTTCTGGTCTGTCTACCCGAAGAAAAAAGAGCGCAAGAAATGTGCTGCAATTTGGGAACGCAGAGAGTTGGATGACATTGGCGAAATGATTGTGTCGGACATTGAAGCAAGATTACTCAATGACGGCAAATGGATCGAGGATGGTGGTGTTTATGTGCCTAACCCACAGACCTACCTCAACGGTGATCGTTGGGAAGATGATATGCAGCCAATTAAATCGCAAGCACCACAAGGCAAATACCAGTTGAAACGCAAGTTCCTCGGTACAGAGGACAATGTTATCGAGGGTGTTGTTGTTGATCGAACCATAGGGGGTGCGACATGAAAGATAAAGACTTTGAAAATTTCGCTGATGGGTGGAATGTCTACAGCAAAATGGTGACCGGCAAGGCTGTTGAAGAAGATGTGATGGTTATCTGCTTTGATGCGTTGCTGGAATACTCACTCAAAGATGTGATGCAAGCGTTGAAGATAAACGCCACTCGATCACAATGGCGGCCAACACCGGCAGCAATTACAGATATTTTGCGTGAGATCGGTATAGGCTCACAGTCAGCCAAACTTGAAGCACCCACAGCTAGTGCATTGGTGGCACAGGCACAGAGTGCCAGCACGCCACTGGGGGTGATGTTTCGCGCAAAGATAGGTCATTTCGATCTGAACAACCAGGATTCATTTTATCTCAATGCTCAAGCAACCAATTACCTGTTGGCCTTTGATGACATTGTTGCCGATGTTCTTGCGAATGGGTACAGCAAGAGTCAAAAAGAGTTGATGAATAAATACAACATCGCACTAACAGCGCCATTGGCTGAAAACTTGCCGGGTCCAAGTGACAAGCACCTCAAGCTGGTGCATGGCTGAAAATGAAAGAGATGATGACATCATTGACTGCCGGACCAATGACAACAGGGATTTTAATAATAGGATGCTGGCTATGGGCCGTCCGGACTTATGTGTTGCGGATTTTTACACTAGAGCGGAGATTGCAGAAATGAGATCGAAATGTAAAGAGAGTTTAGCAAGATGAGTCGCAGCCAGGATGAAAAGTCTGACATGAAATCCTACGGCATATTGCTGATGGATGATGACAGGATACGCCCGGTGAGCAACTGCTGTGGCGCGGAACCCAAAGGTGGGGATGTTTATGACTCTGTCGGGTTATGCGCGGATTGTGGGGAGTGGGCATCGTTTGAAAGCAATCCAGAAGATTGATGCTTGGGAGATGACTCCACAAGACGGCAAAGATTTTATTAATGTGATGATTGATGTGTTTGGTGAGATGAACCGCATCATGATTATCACGCACAAAGGATATTTTGACACAGGGCGATACTATGGCAACACGAACAAAAGAAACGGACACAAAAGTGAACGAGTTAATTGAAACTTTGCTGGAACAGGTGAATAGGATGAACCGGGAAATAACAGCGCTGAACAAACGTATTGCTGATGTGGCTACTCATTGTGGATACAAGATACAGGATGATGGTTGATGTTATTAATCCGTACCCTTCAATACTATTCAATACTATTCAATGCTTTTCAATATAGTTCCAGTGCCAAAGCCAAGACAGACTCAGGCCGACAGATGGAAGAAACGGCCTTGTGTGATGCGCTATCGGGCATTTGCTGATGAGTGTAGGGCCAAGGGTGTGAACGTGGTGAATGGCTCAACAGTGATCTTTTACTTGCCAATGCCTAAAAGCTGGTCGAAGAAAAAGAAAGCATTAATGCTGGGCAAGGGGCATCAACAGAAACCGGATGTTGATAACTTGCTTAAAGCTGTGATGGATGCGGTTCTTAAAGAGGATTGCCACATTTATGATATTCATTCACAGAAGTTCTGGGCAGAAAAAGGGGGGATTCAGATTTTATGACGGCAGTGAGGGTGTTGATTGCGTTTCTACTTTTGCCCTGGTTACTTCTTTTGGCTGGAGCAGTGGCAGTGATACAGGTTTTAGACGGTACTTTTTTTGAGGGAGTCGAGTGGGATGACTAAGAAAGAGCAGCAAAAGAAAGAGCAGCAGTTTAGGGTTTTTCATGAAGCTAACCCAGAGGTTTACCAGATGTTTGAGCGGTTCACGTTTGATGCGATCTATGGGGGCCATGAGCGGTTATCGGCTGAGATGATTATTAACCGCATCAGATGGGAAACTAAGGTTATCACCACCGACAATGACTATAAAATTAACAATAACTACAAGCCGTTTTATTCTAGGTTATTTCTGGAGCAACACCCACAGCACAAAGATTTCTTTCAATTAAGACATTCAGCAGCAGATAACTAAGGGGTAGAGGGGATGAGTGAAGTAGCAAAGTTGACAGACAACGTGAATCATCCAGAGCATTATCAGATGGCTGGTGGTATTGAAGTCATTGATGTGATTGAGAGTGCTATTGATCCGATCAATGATCCAAGGGAGGCAATGTGCTTGGCTAATGTACTGAAATACTGTTTACGATACCGGTTCAAAGGTGGGTTAGAATCGCTCAAGAAAGCGCGTTGGTATTTGGATCGGATGATTGCGTACATGGAAAAAAGAGATGCTAACTTTGGCAACTATCAGCGTAAAGAAAGGATTGAGAAATGATTGAATGGCTTAACCGGTGGATCAACCCACCGACAGAGGAATTTGTCCATAAGGGTGTTGGCTATAAGCACCGGGAGCATGATAAGTGCTGGTGTGGTGCTGGACTGATTACTTTTTATTCACGGAAACATCGTCAATGTGTGAATCTGGAGAAGTGTGGTCGGATTTACGACCTGTATGATGGTGTTGAGATAAGGCATCAACGATGACATTTAAGGAGCGACACGGATTGAGCATCAGAATGACGATTAGGACATTGTTAATCATGGCTATCATGCTGCCTCATGCGATTGTGCGGCAGATATTGTGGAAGTGTGGTTATGAAGATTGAGCAATTAGCGACAGGCGATTTAATACCGTATGTGAACAACTCAAGGACGCATGACGAGCGACAGGTTGGACAAATAGCGGCAAGCATTAAAGAGTTCGGATTTACTAACCCGATATTAATCGACAATGAGAACGGCATTATTGCTGGTCATGGCAGATTACAGGGAGCGCAGAAACTAGGCATTGAACAAGTGCCTTGCATCAGGTTGGGTGACTTAACTGAAGCGCAGAAAAAGGCTTATGTTATCGCGGATAATAAACTGGCGTTAAATGCTGGCTGGGATATGGATTTGTTAGCGGTTGAGATTGAGGGGTTGAAAGATTTAGATTTCGATGTTGATTTGCTTGGGTTCGATGCTGATGAGTTAGATGCCTTGTTTCCTTTAGAGGTTGAGGGATTGACGGACGAAGATGAAGTTCCAGAAGTGCCAGAAGAACCGACAACTAAGCTGGGCGATATATACCAACTTGGCAATCACCGATTGATGTGTGGGGATAGCACAAGCATTGATGCGGTTGAGTTGTTGATGGGTGGCGTGTATCCAGATTTAATCCATACCGACCCTCCCTATGGCATGAACGCTGTTAGTAAGAGCGGAGTTTTATCTAAGAATTACTCTAGCGATATTATTGGGGATGATTCTCCAGATATAGCAAAGGATGTATTTAACTTGATTATGGGGTTATACCCAGACTCAAAACATATATGGTGGGGAGCGAATTATTATTGCTCTGTTCTACCTGATAGTGAGTGCTGGCTAGTTTGGGATAAGAACAACGGAGCGTCAGACCAGACTGATTGCGAGTTAGCTTGGGCAAATTTTAGAAGCGTTGTGCGCCAATTCACACAGGCATCTGAAAAGATGAATAGAGTTCATCCGACCCAAAAGCCTGTTGCGTTGATGGAGTGGATTATAAAGAGGTTTAAATTATCATCGAATACTATCGCTGATTACTTTGGTGGTAGTGGCTCAACCCTTATTGCGGCAGAGAAGCATGGATTGCAAGGGTTTGTGATGGAGCTAGACCCGAAGTATTGCGATGTGATTGTTAAGCGGTGGGAGGATTTCACTGGTAAGAAAGCGGAGTTGTTAAATGTCTAGGAAACCTGTGGAGTGGGATTATGAGCGTGTTGAGGCATTGGCTGGGTTGGGGTTGGGTATCAACCAGATTGCTGCTGCTTTGGGGTGTAGTGAAAGTGTCATCTACAAAAGCAAAAAGAAAAATATACAGTTAATACAGGCACTTAAAAACGGTCGCGCAAAGGGGTTGGTAAAGGTTGCTAATGCACTGTATCAGGATGCAATCACGGGCAATACCACTGCACAAATATTCTACCTAAAGAACCGTGATCCTGAGAATTGGAGCGACAGACAGCAGTTAGATGCACTGGTTGCGGTGGAACTGCCGACTACCCTGGTTATCAATGTGACTGATACCCCCAGACCTATGACGAAAGGATGCGTAATTGACCAAGAAACTGACGATTGATGTCACAGCAAAGTGGCATGGGTTCCTAACACCACACCGTTACAAAATAGCGTATGGGGGCAGAGGGTCCGGTAAGAGTTGGACTATAGCCTCGTTACTGGTCTTTGAGGCTTATCATAATCCTCGGTTCCGGGTGCTGTGTGCCAGAGAGATTCAGAAGTCCATACAGGACTCAGTGCTGCAACTGTTAGCCGATACCATTGACCGGCTCGGTGTGGGGGAGTTCTTTGAGGTACAAAAGACGCAGATACTAGGTAAGAATGGCAGCCGGTTCCTGTTCCTGGGGTTGCAGTCCAATATCACTAAGGTCAAAAGCCTAGAGGGATTGAATCGGGTGTGGGTTGAAGAGGCCGAGGCTGTTACCCAAAGCAGTTGGGAAACATTGATACCCACCATCCGACAACCAGGGTCC